CAATATCTTCATATGAATAATTAAGTCCACCTTCAATAACTTTTACAGATGCTACTGAACCATTACTTATTATAGCTCTCAATTCTGCACCGATACCCTTATCACTAATAACTTTTAAATCTGGTGTAGATTTATAATCATATCCACCATAATTTATTTCAACTCTTTCAATTTTTCCTTCTGTTATAATTGGTCTAAAAGATGCCTCTCTTCCTTGAACAACTTCAACAATAGGGGATTCTTCAACATTTAATGTAGTAGATCCATAATTAGATCCTTTTTCGTACAAGTAAGCACCGACGATAGAACCCTTTATAACAGGAGTTGCAGTAATAGGACTAACTGTTCTTTCACCATCTACAATATATGAAACATCAATAGAAATATCTGGATAATCAAAATACTGGTATCCGATACCACTAGAAGCAATAGAGACATATTTTTCTCTATCATAAAATGAAGTATCGGTTCCGCCAATTCCGGCATCGCATAGTCTAAAAGAATGATCATCTACTTTTAGAATATAGTATTGATTAGATGTTGAAAGTCCTGAAATAGGAGAAGTTTCGTAATCATATTTTACCAACTCTCCATCAGAAAATCCATGATTAACAAATGCAATTCTATCTGTAATTGTAGAAATTCCGGACTGATTAAGTGTTAGTTTTCTGCTTGTATATCCTTCTCCAGGATTTTCAACTACAATATTGGATAAAATCTTTCTTGCATCAGTTCTAAACTTATGAATACCAAAATTACCTTCAGTAGATAAACCTACCGTGTTTATACCAGCTCTATAGTCACTTAATGATGGATGTATTCTAATAGTTGATGAATTTACTACCTTAGCATAGTAAGAAGTATTATTTTCTAAGTATGTACCATCAGTTTGATTTGCTCCACCAAAAGTAGAAATTCCGATTTTTGGATTATTAATGTTGTCAGAAATGTAATATATTTTCTGACCATTATAAAAGTTATGATCGGTTAGGAATGTAATTGTATCATCATCTTCATCTATACCACCACCATCATTAAGAGGTCTTGCATTGAAAGGTACTTCCCTTGATACTACTTTTGTTTGAGGTTGCAAACTAGCATTTCTTCCATTACCACCAGATATAGTAACCTTTATAGGTTCATTTACATCAAACTCCATGGGATCAACAAAAACCTTTTCAATTTTTCCTTGAACAACAGGTTGAATTTTTGCATCACCACTGATTCTTAACTCGGGTGGGTTAATTACATCATATCCACTTCCACCATTATAAACATCAACTGATGATAAAGGTCCATAGTAAATTTTATCTTGAGTGATAGGACTTAAAATATCGACACCATTTACCAGCATTCCTACAAAACCGGCATCAACTTTATCTGTACCACCACCCTCAGTCAGTAAATCATTTAATTTTATTTTTCTGAAACTCTTTGAAGGATGAATTTTATTATCATTTGATTGTTGAGAAGATAATGTAAAAGTATGCGTTCCTTCTGGTACTATAGGTCCAGAGTAATTTGTTGGAAAGTAAATGAAATCACCAATACTTATAGATGAATTTGATCGATATAATTTTACATATTTTTTATCTTCTACTGTTACATAATAATTTCCACTCTTTAGACCATTGATGGGTTCTCCAGTATGAGTGTATGTAATCTGATCACCATCAATAAAAGATGTTAGATTATTCAAAATTAATCTATAATATCCATCTTTTAGTGGATTAAAAGACGACAAGTCTACAGTATCAACAGTAGACTTGATAATATCTTTACTGATCGTATATGATGGAAGAGAATTTGATGCTACATAAAAATTTACTCTATTCTCATCGTATAAATTTACGATATTTGTCGTTAGGTTATCATACGCTAAAGGTAGAGAAGTACTTGATGCATACTCTACTTTTCTACGAATATCATATTTTCCATCCGAATTTAAACTTGTAAGGCCTTTTCCAAAAATAATTTCATTTCCAGTGACGGCAGTAATTTTTACATCTCCATACCCTTCAGGAACAATCTCACTATTTCTAGATAAAAATTCGACAGTATCACCAGTTTTTAAGAAACTCTTATCTAAAGTGACAGGAGTTTCTGCAGTACTACCATCAAAATTGCCAATAATGATTGGAATCCTAACACTAGTATTGTAAACAAAACTATTTGCTAGAGTCTGCTTAGGATTATTATTGTTGGTATTTTTAATCTCCATACCAAGAGAATCTACAATAATCTTTTCTCCTTCATGACTAATATAATTTGGATTTCCATAAGTCAAATTTAGATTTCTGACTGATCCTAAAAGTCTAAATTCTAGTTTTTTGGAAGTATCACCATCTTCATAGGCAAAATAAGTATCATCGGAGTGAATATTTGTTACTTTTGGAATATTTAAATTAATATAGTTATCACCTTCAGTGTAACAATTTAAAAATTGATTTATAGTTTTTTCTGTGTAAGTTATTTTTGTACCATTTGCATAAACAACGCCAGATTCTGGAAATCCGATAGTAGAATCTACAGTAAGTGTTGAAGTTAAATCAGTAGAATTTATGGAATCAATCAGTTTTGTTGAAGGTGTAATCAAAAATTCACCTTCACTTGTCGCAGTAAAGTCATCATAACCAACGTAGAGTAAAATTTTATATAATAAACGATTTTCTCTTGTTAAAACTTCAACTTCTGAAATAGATCCAAAGACATTTGTATCATTAGTTTTTGTTAGTTGCTGTCCAATGATCTTTGTGTGGTCTCCAGAAGTCAGTAATTCACATAAAACCTCTCTTCTTCTACGAAAATCTGAGTTTGAAGACTTAATCACATATTTTTCGAGGTCAACAACCTCTGGTTCAATGCCGAAAAGTGCATTAAACAAAATTCTAAAAGATTCTTTGCTCCCTTTTGATTTGTAAAGTGATGTAGTGTTCTTTAAGAAGGTATTTACTTTTAAATTTTCATTTAAAGTGGTAGATTCTAACTCAGTAAGTAAGGTATTCTTAATTTTTTGATAAAATTGGCCTAAAAATAGCACACTAAGGTTAATAACCTTAGTTCCTGAAGTGTGTGAAGCAATATTTGTGGAAGAAAAACTTAAAGATTTTCCATATTCGGCAATTCCACTAAAATTTCTAACACAATCTACAAAACTATTGGAAGTTTTGGACTTATATGAGATAATTTCTTCATCAATTTGAATTAATCCATGCTTTTTAGGAAATCCTTCAGTTGTTGTTACAAAAATTTCAGATGTAATACCTTTTGTTGCATCTGTAGTTACATCTTGAGTTAATTCAGAAGAACTATTAAGAACTTCTGGTGTCATATTATCTAATTTCAGATAATATGGCAAGTTTTCAACGATATCTACATTTCCACCCTGTATTTCTTGCGAAATATAATACTGTTTTAAAAATTCTGTGAATTTAGGGCTCTCAGAAGCAATAAATTCAGGTATCTGATTGTCGATTATGTCCTGAATTTGAACCTTATTTTCAAAACTTGTCTGTATCATATTAATTTCTTGTTAGACTTCCGTTGGAGTAGCTGGACTTATAATAATCACTGGTAGAGAATAAGACACCAGATGTATTTTCGCCAGATGAAATAACATCTTTAACCATATTTATTTTACTTTTTGAAGTGTCAACTGTCAGGTAGAGATCTTTCAAACCAATGATGTCATTAGACTCTGGATAAGCTTGAATTTCAACGACACTATTTGGTTTTTCAGTTTCAATGATATTAATACTATTCAATCTAATCTCCCCTTTCTCATAATCTACTACACCCGCAGATTGTAAAATTATTCTTGCAGGATCTTGTGGATTTATTGATGGTTTAACAACAGCAATAACACCAGTTTTTTTATCTGGATTGGGTATATCAGTGAAATAAACATATTCATTAGTACCAAGATCAACTGCAGGAACCTTAAATCCTGTAGATTTTATATTCTTACCTTCAGAATTTACATGGAAACGATTTCCAAAGCATAATTCATACTCTGCAAACTGATTTAAGAGGGAATTTAAATTTCTTCTAAGCGTAATCTTGGTTATATTTGATGTGATTGAGGTATCAGTTTCGTCAATTAAGTTAATTGCTTTACTATACTTAAATCTTCCACCATACTTTGTAGAATATAATGAATTTCCAAATGTAGTTAAAGAATTTAAAATCCTACTTTGTAGAGTACTTGCAGAAGAAGACATAGATGTATTATAATAAACATAAGATTCAATCTCAATATAAAGAACTTTAATATCAACAATTCTTTGATTAATACCTGTAACTGAATATTGCTTCAATCCAGACAAAATTTGCTGCTTATCAAAATCTGAAATATATAAACCATTCTTTGGTTTGATAGAAATCATTACAGATCCATATTCTGGTGGGTCTAATTCCTCACCACCAACAACAGAAATGATTTCTGCATTTGGATAGATATGTGTTTTAATTAGTGCTTCATAATCATTTTCAGTAACGGCACGATACTGTGATGAATATAATCTAGGAGCATAATATTTAATTGAATCTGCACTTTCAATCTCAGACCCTCCAGAAGCTGCTTGAATAGTCGTTACGGTAATTACATCATTTGTCGGCGCAATCGTTGCTCCGTTGGAATTTTGAAGGGTTCCGGCGAATGAAAACTCTGATGCTCCATTACCATCTCTACCATCAGTGACAATGTAATGAACAACTAATTCAGAATTAGTCTCCAACTTCTTACCAAATATTCCATCACCAAAAATTAGTTCATATTTCTCGTCTTTGACTTCTTGCAATAAGAATATCTCAGAGTCTTTATCTACAGTAGTAATGTTATCTACCATAGAATACTTTTTACCGTCTCCAGTTGATCCAGGAGACTTCACATAGACCCTAATTGTACTTGTATCGATAAAGGGGTTCTGTAAGATAAATCTCTGGTCTAGGGACCCGTCAACCTGGAAGGTTCTCTTTAAATATCTTCCTTGATAAACTGTTAGATTTGAAAATGATGCCACTCCATTGGTAACAGTGGCAGTCACTTCTTCACTAATAGAAAAGATATATGAACTATTATCAACTGATCCTACACAGACTAGTTCTGGTTGTAATGTTAGTGTGGGTGTTTCACTACTTGTTTGTATATCAAATGAAACAATAGCAGAAGCTGCTTTCCTTGATCTAGGAGTATATCCAATATTCTTTGCCAGAGAAACAATGTTCTCTCTTATTGTTGCAGAGTCTAAAAAGACTTCATTAACCGCTAGGTTAGAGTTGAATGCATTGATATATGTATTATATGCTAACGTATCGATTAGAACTGAGAAGTTTGATCCTTCAAAGTCAAAATCAGTAAAGTTTGAATTTGCTCTTAAGTAATCTTTGATCGATGTTTTTATTTGATCAAAGTCTAAGTTGGTGTAATTTGTAAAAGGCATTTTTTATCTCGTTGCCTCTAAAATAAATGTATACTCTTGTGTGGGTAAGTCTTGCCCTATAATATCAAAAATAACTGTTACTTCAAGGGAATTATTGTCAAACTCAGGATTAATATCCACTTGAACATTAGATACTCTTGGTTCAAAATTTTCAATCGAATTGACAATATCATCTTTCATAATACCAACAACAGCAAAGTCAATATTATCAAATAATGATGATCTAACTTCACTACCAAGAGATGAATTAAAATACCTCTCTGTTGGTATGGTTTCAACAATATTGCGGACAGATCTTATGATCGCCCGCTCATTTTTTAAAATAGCAAGATCTTTAGTGACTGGATGTGGTTCAAATGATAAACTAATATCCTTAAATGATCTTGATACCCTTGTTATTGCCATCAGGACAAGACTATAGTCTTCAGTTATTTATGACTCATTATCAATCTTTTTTGCACTGTCACGGAATACTTCCTGAATACAAAGGTCTCCATTCTCTTCTGCACAATCATTAGACTCTTTTGGCATTGTCCAATAGTCCGTGATTAAATCTTTCGTACCCCACATCTTATACATGTATTCCTTGTCCCTATCGACTGGTGAGTTGCCCATGGTGCTCCTGTTTTTACGAGAAAACAGAACTTTTATAGGGGTTCTATCCCTCATCAGTATTTATTTTTTGCTCTTTTGCCGTTTTCCAGAAATATTCATCTTCACGACCCATTCCAAGTCGATCATTTCCATTTTCAACCTGATAATATTGAGTCGAAACCTTAAAATCGGGCATTTTTGGTTCGACAGGTGTCAAACTGTTGTCAAAAATACGTAATCTATTGTTCGGATACAGTGCATACTGTCCATTTTCAAGTTCAATCAGGTTATGTGACTTGTGTTCGGCAGGATTTTCGCTTGTTGCCCAGTCAACATAATCTGGATCATGATGATAATTGTCAATTGTACAAATATAAGTACCTTTTACGTTACCATGATCTCTTGTATAGCACTCAAAATCCATCGAACCAATAAACTTCTTGTCCACCGAGACAACCCCGTAGTCCATACAATTCCAAAACTGTAGGTTGGGTAGGCTCATGTCGGGTGAAGGGATCTCAGGGTCTGAGACAAAGGCACTGATGGGCAATTTATCGTACATTGCCGCATACTCTGGTAAATATGTCTCAAAATAAAAAGCACGCCCAGGAATCGATTTAACCGAAACCCAGACGCCCTTGACAAATTCACCATGTCCACTTTGATGATCCGTAAGATATTCTTTACGAACCCATACTTCCATTGAAGGAAGGTTTGCAATCAAACATGCCATGTGACTTTACATTAATTAATGTATATATTATTTTCCTTGCCCGCGATACCTTTTACGAGCTTTGTTACGAGAAGTCGCAGCGTACTTAGTATGCTGACCGCTTCCTTGACGAGACTTTTTGGGCGCTCCCTCAATGTAACCGCCACCTTTACGCATTGCCATAAGACTTAATCCTCAACGATAATTTTAAAAGTAATGGAACCAGGGGCAATGGTTCCGTTTTTATAAAACCCCTCGGCATAATCTTCCATAAGATCAAAGTACTCGTCCTCAGAAAGACTCTTGTGCTCTAGTTTGCCGTCGATGTAAACGTCGTACTTCTCTCTCATTATATCAGATTACCCTTGATTTTTCGTGACCAACTCTGACGCGAGGATCACACCAGATCTCAAAACCAGCCTCTTTTGCATCGAGACAGAACGATACGTCTTCGCCACACATGTCTTGTACTTCACCACTCTCAAAGACTTGCATCTTTGGTGCAAACCATGGATACTTCATCTCATCATTCTCAAAGACTCCGTTCTTGATTAAGAGCCA